TCGCCACCAGCGTGCCGGACTCGATGACCACTGCGCGCACGGTCGCTGTGACGCTGCCCTGGGTCAGGGTGTCACCCACATCGATATCACCACCACCGACGCTGAACGCGACTTCATGGCCGAGATTGACTGCCACCCACCCCGCCACCGAGGAGCCGTACATGCCGCACGACAGGCCGTCTGCGCTGTTCCTGAAGGCGTACAGCTTGTCGTTGTACCACCAGGCACCCAGTACCGCGCCAGATCCCGGAACCTCCTGAATGTCTGCGCGATAGACGTCTGCTGCGAGTGACTTGTAGTAGGCGTCGTAGTAGGACGCCGCAGAGCCATACGCAACCCAGTTGCTGTCGAGGGTGGCGACTGGATTGCCGCCGACCAGCAGCACCTCACCGTCCGTGAAGGTGCCACTGACCTTGGTGACGACGATCGCATTCCCCTCGAGGAAGATCACCTTGGCGGTCTTTGTTGATGTCTGCCCGGTGACCGTATCGCCGATAGCAATCGCACCGGTGAAGGTCGCCATGCCGCGCGAGTACGACGAGGCCGTCGGACTGGTGCGCCCATCGAAGCGTTCGTATCCCTTGATGCGCCGATACCCGCCGTACTGCGAGACCTCGAAATTGACAGCATCAACCACGTAGCTCGGATCATTGACCACCTGGGGCTGGACCAGATTCAGTCCGCCCTTGCACTGGACATAGTCCTGCTGCACGGTGGGGAATGACATCTTCGTGGCCATCAGGTCAGCGTCCCGCCAAACTCAACGGTGGGGAGTTGGTTCAACTCCAGGCGACGCAGCAGTCGCTTGTAGTTGGCCTCTGCGTCAGCGTAGATCTCTGCCGCCGCCTCATAGCGCGCGTACATCATCAGGGCGCGGTAGATGATCGCCATGTGATACTGCGCCGGCAGTTCTGGCACATCGGCATCCACGGCAAGATCCTGCGGTGATTTGAAATACTCGCCAGAGATCACATAGACCGCCTCGGGGCGCGGCCCCAGCAGGAGGTCGAGAGACGGAGCGATGGAGCAATTAACCGGTCTCGATGGTGACTGCGAACCGATCAGGTACGCCGAGCGGAAGTCTTCGTATTGCATCCACGACAACGCGAGTTCATCATTCACGTTCGTCTGGTAGCAGCGCAGTGACTTGACGTCCCACATCGCGAAGCGTGACGTGATGCCGGCGTCCGTGCTGCTGTACTGGCCATCCAGCGCCGTCGTGGAGAACGAGAACGATCCACGCATCCAGTACCAGTCAGGCCGCTCGAGTTGCAGATCAACCCAGGCGGCGGCAATCCAGTTCGCCATGCGCCCGGCCTCGCCGGATTGCGCAACGATCGATGCGACGTTCGCTGACGATCCCGCTTCAACGGCAAGACGCTGGGCAAGCTGGAGTGCATTCATGCTTAGTTACCTTGTGACATCAGGCTCTTCAGCCAGGAGGCACCGCGCGGGTTCGCGTCATAAATTACCGAGAACGGGTAGCGCAGCGCGGAAGTCTTGCGGACCATGTTGGTACGTGCGCCCGTGGCGTCAGTCACCTCAGGGGTGCTGATGCGGGTGCGGCGCGCATTTGCGAGGATCTCCACGTACTTGCGCTTCACGTCCTGCGCCTGGCCACGGAAGAGGAATTGATTCACGCCGTTGCAGGCCAGTTGAACAGGGTTCTCGTCGTTCGGATCGGAACTGTCGTGAATCATCACGGTCACTTTCTCTTCGGCAAACGCAAGTGCATCAGCGAGTCCCGTATCGACGCCATTGGTATGCACGACCTCGATGGTGCGCAGTTCCTCAACTTCCTTGGCGATCGAACCGGTAATGGGCAGGGTGACAGACTTGTCATTACCAGCATCCATCTCGGCGGCGTTTTGTTCTTTATCAGGCCAACGTGGCATGTGTGCAACTCCTTTCATTGAAAATAAAAAAGGGGAGCCGAAGCTCCCCTGGTGTGGTGCGTGTTACTTGTTACGCTGCGACGACCGTGCCCGGCAGGGCGAAGAAGTCGTAGTAGGTGTCGGTCACTGTGCCAGCGCCCAGGTCGGTCGAGCCGGCCGTGAAGGTGCCGCCAGAGGTGACGACCTTGATGCCGCCGATCACCGCACCGGCAACCGACGGGGTCGGCCAGGCGCAGTAGGTGTTGCCATCACCGAGTTGGGCGGTCAGCACTTCATTGCCCTTAGTGGTGGTCACCGTGCCGGTTGCGCCGACTGAGACCGTGTAGAGACAGGTCGTCAGGTCAGCTTGCACTGCACAGGCGGTAACAGCGATGTTGTCGGTGTCAGCCAGGTGATAGAGAACGCCACCGATACAGAAGTCAGTACCGGCACCGTTGGGGGCGACGGTCTTGATTGTGTTGGCGTTGGTGCCTTCGGCGAGGCCAGCCTTCGAGAGACAGAAGGTGCCGCCAGATGTGAAGTTCGAGAGGTTCATGTCAGTTCCTTAGTTGGTGACGATGGCTGCGACCACGGCACCATAATTGACATCGGTGACTGTCGCGTCATTGTCAAGTTTTGTGGCGAGGGCTTGAATGGCATCAACAATCGCGCCAAGCGCAAAGCGCAGTTGCGCCTCATCCTTGACGTTACTCAATGCCGACAGGCGGTCTTTTACAGATTCAATAGCCATGGTTGGCTCCTAATCAGGCGGGGGTGGTGTTACCCACCCCCTGGTTTATCAGAGGGCGCGAGCGCCGACGTTGGCAACAGCGAACCAGCCCTGGTTGAGCAGGACGGTCGATGCGTAGAACTTGGCACCGATGTAGCCGCGCTGACCCAGCGGGTCGTTCTTGTCCTTCTGGCCGCACGGGATCACCGAGACGTCCATCGAACCGGCACCACGCAGCGCCAGCGTACCGAATGCGTCTTCCGCCAACACGACAGCCTTATAGACGTCCGGGTGGGTGTCAAGGTTGGCTTGCAGGTTGTAGGTCGAGGCAGTGATCGTGGTCGCACCACCAAGCGTTGGGGCCAGTTCAGGCGAGAGAATGAAGCGGAAGTTCTCGACAGAACCCAACTCATGCTCGCTCATCACCTTGCGGTTGCCATACTGCGAGGTATGGACGAAGCCGGGCAATTCGCGGATCGAGGCCTCGAGGTCGGTGTGACCGATCACGACATAGGCAGCTTCCACCGGTGAGGTGGCAAACTTCGGCGAAGCATCCAGGATGGAGGTGATGCGCTTGCCGTGGTTGGCCTGCAGGTTGCGCGAGATCTTGCGCAGCATGGTCAGGGTGAGTTCGCCATTGACCGAGGTCACGCCGCTGCCAGTGCCACCGTAGTAGATGTTGGTGCCGGACTTGAGTTCGCCCCAGACAATCATTTCCTTCAGGAGACCCATGCGCTCGCCGAGTTGCTTCTTCATCTCGGCGGGTACGTCGTCCTCGTACAAATCGGCCGTTTTATCGGTATAGCTATACAGCGCGCCATACTGGACCAGAGTGCCGGTCACATCGCGCGGCACCAGGGTGTCGGCGGTGGGGGTAGAGCCTTCAGCGAGGATGTGAGAAGTGCTGATGGCCGGACGGTTGATGGTGTCCTGGTTGGTGGTCGCAGCGCCCCACGGGATGTAGGAACGGAAGACGATGTTGTCGCCGGAGTTCTTCGGCAACTGCTTCTGCGAACCGAACTTCGAGAGAACTTCGATGGACAGGGCGTGACCGAGGATCTCGCCTTTAACTTTGTTGATCCGACCAGCGGGGCTGGCATATTCAAATTGAGACATGGTATTTCCTTTTTAGATGTGACTAGCCGCGCCGGACTGCTTTGAATCCGGACATAAAGGCGTCGTCGTCGTTGATGGTTGATGGCTTTGCATTGGGTACGCCACGGGGCGTTACCGCTGCAGCAAGCCGGTCTTGTTTCTGCTGCTTCGAGGTCTGCGCTTTTTCGCGCCACGACTTGTACTCATCGAACTTGTCAGCGATGAACATCGCATCCCAAGAATCATTGAGCGCCTGCCGTTCCTCTGTCGGGAGCGTGTTTTCCCAGAGACGAAAATCGTCAGATTGACGCACGGTCTCCCAGTCGCGATGCCGCATCGACAACAGCTTCATTTCATTCTTCCGCTCGATCCGGTCGAGTTCAGCCTTGAATTCATGCTGCATCTCTTCACGCATCGGCGTCGGGTCGAAACTCGGCGCGTTGCCGCCTACTGACAGGCTGGACAGGTCCGCTTCAAGCAGATCGGCCATCTCAGGAAACTCTGCACGCAGCTTGACTAGCTGCCCTGCCGACATCTTTCCGCCGCTGGCGGTCTGTGCCTGCTGGAGTCGCGCGTTGAATTCGCCCAGCTTCCCGAATGCCTGGCGCAGTTGCACCTTCATCTCATCCAGTTCCCCCACCTTGGCGAGGGCTGACTTGAGTTGGTCTTCGGTTAATCCTGCGAATACAACTTCAGGTTCTGGTGCCGCTTCCGGCTCCGCTGCCTGCTCGGGTTCTGCTTGCTCTGGTTCAGGTTCAGGGGTGGGAGGCTCTTCACCTCGCGCCTCGGCGAATCCCGATTCAAACGCAGCGTCATCCTGTTCGACTGTACTGACTACTTCCTGCTGGTCCTCTTGCTTGAGTTCCTCTGACATTTTTGCTCCACGTAAACGACAAAACCGCCCGTAGGCGGTTCAACACGACAGAGGGTTCGACCCGAAGATCTAATCGTCCGTCACTTCCGGCGGGGCTTCTTCAAGCGCCACCAATTCCTTGTAGGCCGCAATGCGACCACGCACACTGGCTGTCGTTACTTCGTCCAGTGCGCCATCATTCTTACGTCTGAGCAGATCAATCTGCTGCTGCGCGTGTTCCCTGATCCTGTTCCACAGACCGCTGTTGCGCTCTTCAAAGTTGAGTTTCAACGTTGGTATGCCTGTCCATTCGGCGCACGTCCCGCCGGCTCAACCGGAGGCTTGGTCACCTGGGGCGACGGGTTGCGGTGCTTATGCACATCGATCGCGTTCGCCGCGCCAGCCAACTCACGCTGCAGGTTGATCTTCGCCGCGTCGGTCGCCAGTTGCACCTTGGCCTGCTCGAGGCTGATCTTCTGCTGCGTGCTGTATTTCAAGATTTCGATTTCGCGCTTGACCTGCAACTCAGCCATGCGCGCCTGCGCTTCGGCCATGTTCGACTCGTGCTGTGCATTCACCAGTGCATGGTCGCGGTCCGTATCAACCTTGATGCGGGTCTGCATAGTCTGGTTCTCAAGCTGCGCGATGCCCTGCATGACTTCCAGTTTCTTCGTGTCGACCTCGGCGCGGATCTGCGCGGCTTGCACTTGCGGAAGGGGCTGCGGTTGCTGCTGCGCCAGCGCCTGCTTCTCTTCTTCGTCCATCTCGAGACGCTTCGGATCAATCCGTTGCGACTTCATCACCTCTTGAATCCACTTCTTCTTGCTGATCTCGTAGGACGGATCATTGACGAAGTTGCCCAGGCCAAGGATCGCCTGCTGGGCGATGTCGCGCTCCACCAGGGCCGTCGAGCCACGGGCATCAATCGAGAAGTCGCCCTTGACCTCGTCGTCCTCTCCGTACTCCATCAGCCAGGTGTAGTAGCGACGAATGTGCGGCTCAGTGATGCAGTCATCGAAGGTGCGGGCGATCCGGCGCAAGACGCTCGAGGCGTTGTTCGCCAGTAGCTGCATTCCGCCTACCGTGTCAGGTGCCTTGCCTTGCTGACCTTGCAGGAGCATCGGCAGGCCGGTGACATCCTCCGCCATCTTCATGGCGAACTGGATGATGGCCATCAGTTCAGCCTGGGCGTTGGGCAGGTTGATCATGGCGAAGGCATCAGCCACCGAGCGGATATCCGCGTCGTCCTTCACGAACCAGATCTTGCGCGGTGAGATCGTCCAGCTTCCATCGGCCGGCTCGACTGCGCCACGCCTGATGACGAACTGGCCACCGGCAGAGACACCCGCGTTGTCCATCATGTTGCGCGTCCCGGCATTCACGATGCGCTGTGGCGTGCGCACCTGCTTGGAGACGCCGGTGCCGTAGGGCATGTCGGTCTTGCGCTGCCACGGCATCAGGTCATACGGGAACTCGCCATTGTCGAGCGGTTGCATCGCCGCCTTGATCACCGTGTCGTTGATCATGGTGACGATCGCATGGATGCCGCCCTCGAGGCCTTGCGGGTCAATCCCGACAACCTCCAGGTCTTCAGCATCCACGACGCCGTTGTAGTACCAGATCTCGTACTTCTCCTTCTCGGAGAGTGACGACCGCTGGTTCATCTTGTGCGCGTTCTCGTACTTCTTGCCAGGGCCTTCCTCGAGAACCTTGTTGATCTGGTCATCAAGGTAACCCGGCACGCCGATCAGATCTTTCACCTGGCGCGCGGTGATCTCATCCTTCTCGAAGATATACGAACCGTTGTGGATCGACTCTCCGCAGGCGGGGTCCGGATATAAGTTCCACGGGTTGATGCGCTTCGACGCCGGGTCGTAGGCGATCTCCATGGTCAGCGCCATGCCACCCTGGCCCATCTCTGTGGAACGCTTGCGCTTCTTCTCAGGGAACGGACCCTTCAGGATGCCGGTGCCGAGCTTGGCGCAGTCTTCAATGACCTTGCGCACCTCGGCGTGGTACTGGCACTCGATCAGCCAATCCTCGATCTGCTTCTCTGCTCCCTCGGCCTTTTCCTTGGCTGCGTCCATCTCGCGCTTCGCCATGTCGGCGACGGTGAGCGGCTTCGGCGGCTGCGGCTGTGCCGGAGGCATACCCGGCGGTTGCTGGGCGGCGGGCGCTTGGCCCATCATCGGCTGACCCATCGGATCAGTGACGGGGCGCTCATCCTTCAGCGCCCTGGCCAGTTCCGGCACCGGTGTCGGCTTGATGCCCCAGTTGCGATCGTCCGTCGGCAGCAGCATGTCCGCCACCTTGGCAGCGGCAGCATCCACGTAGGGGCGGGTGATGTTCAGGAAGACGGTGCTGCGCGTGTCCTTGCGCTCGGCTTTGCCGATGAAGCTGCCGCCCGTCTGGGTGGGCTTGTTGAAGTTGGAGCTTTCACCACGGTTGGCGTCATCGACGCCCTGGTACTGCTCCTCCGCTTCCCACCACTCCTCCTCAATGCCGGAGGATTGACGGCCTTCGACCGCATCATCGCGCTTCTTGGCCAGAGTTGCGCCGAATGCCTCAACCTTGGCCATGCGCTCCTCTTTTTCAAGACGCATCATCTCCTCGACCTCGTCGGGCAACATCTCCTGCCCAGGCATTTGGTCTAGTTGATCCATACAGTCTCCGGAAAAAGAAAAAGCCCACTCAGAGGTGGGCTAGTTTTGGACGCACGTATGCGTGAAACGAATAATAAGTTTCTTTTATGAGTACGTCAAGAACATTTATCGACGCCCGCGTCGCCTGGCGCGGATGAGCCAATCGTTAAACATGTCAGCAACCATCTCGCCGAACTCCCAGGACGAGGCATCGAACGAGTCGGTGCTGAATGATCCACTGTCGAACATTACGGCGCCAGGACGCTGCGGAACTTGTCGCCAGAGGTGCCGTCGCCCTTGAGATTGATACCGTTCGTTTGCTCCATGTTGCTGTGGATCGGCGTTACCTGTGCCTGCGCCATGATGCCAGCGACGATGTCAGCAACGGTCGGGCCTGTGCTCCCCGACGTGCTGATGCCCTGCGCCTGCACCGGGACGGTGTAGTTGACATTGACCTGATACGGCCCAATCGTGCGAACAACAGGGATACCGCCACCATCAACAAACAGGTTGCCGGTGATCGTCAAGTCGTGATCGACTTCCATCGGACGGACGCGCCAGCCATTGAGCAGGAAGAAGTAAGGCGGAATGAACAGGCCACCGCCCAAG